CATCGTTAAGTGCTAAATTAAAACTATTAAATGTAACACTTTTTAAATTTGTATTATATGTCCAGTCTGTTCTTTTTAACCCATTTACTTTTACATTAAGTTGTGTATTGTTATTTGGTATTGCTGTGATTTCCCAAACAAGTTTTTTTGTATCTAAATTATTTTGAGTAACAATAAATGTATCTTCTATTTTTTGTTTGAACGGTTGTTTGTGTCCTACCCAAGTTGTGTCATATGTAACATCTCCGTTAGGTAATATTTTCTTGTAGTAAATGTAACCTTTAGCAAAGTTTGTTGAGTTACCACCAAACGGTATGTAACTTATAACGTCTCCTGATAAATTATTATCGTAAACTATTTCACTAAAGTTATTAAAATTTTTGTAGTGTAACGGAAAGCCTAAAACACTATCATTAACAGTATTTGTTAATCCAGGTTTGTATGAAAATATTTTAGTACCTGCAAAAGATGATTGCGGGTATGTTAAAGTGTCTCCTAGAGACTTTTTATTAACATCATATCCTTGAAATAATGGAGCAGTATTTACTTTAGTTTTTTGCTGTCCGACCAACCATCTTGTTCCTGACCAATAATATTCTTTACCTTGATGGTTATTACCAAATAATATTGAAACAATATCGCCTACTTCTGGTGAGTAAGGAACAAAGTTTCCATCTCCGTCTATTGCTCCTGTAGGATTTGTATCTGCAGGAAGCCTTGTTAATTTAACTCTATCTTTGAATGTTAGTTCGGTACCATCTGCAATAGTATCTGCATTTGAAGATGTTATTGTATTTGTACTTCTATCAACTGTTAATACCAGGGAGCCTTCAGAAATACCTGTTCCTGATATAGTTGCTCCTATGTATACATCGGTTGTTGATGTTAATACAATAGTAGCAGACGCACTAACAGAACCGTTTACAGTTTGTTTTTGCTCGTCTTCTACAACATAGATATATCTAGATACTGCTGTTTCTTCATCCGGTATAATAATTTTATTATTAATTTTTAAACCTTGGCTATCTAGTGGAGCACTTACAGGTCTGCCTTCTATTTCAGATAGAGTATAATCTTCTCCACTTAAATCTGCACTAAAACTTAAACCCTTATTACCAAAGTTATATAATTCTAAATTTCTATCAAATTCTAAAATAGGTCTTTTTGCTCTATATTTTTTAGCAGGCAAAGAACTTCCTGCTTCTAAAAATCTATCTTTGTGATGCCAAAAGTTAATTCTACTCCAGGTATTATTATCCGTTGTTCCTCTTTGCATTAACATATAGTCTGGTGTTTCTTGTGTGTTACCACCGTCCCATGGACTGTTATCAAATCCATATTCACCGTCATTTATATAAGATAAAAATTCGCCTGCACCTGTAACATAACCTTTCCAGTAAGTATCTCCTGATTCAGTTATATCGTCTAAGGTATTAAAAACTGTTCCTGTTAATTGTCCTAATGCATCATAGTATGGTCTGCCTGATAACCCTATCGCTGTAATGGCGCCTGAAGGTTTATCCGTAGCAATTAAATTTGATTCTGCTGTGATTATTTCTTGATCCCACGGTACAAAAGCCGGAGTTGAGAACACAGCACTATAGTTTTGTTCTTTTGCATATAATATAATGCTTTCCCCAACACCCTCTACAATATATCTAGCACCCATGTAAGATTCAGGTATTACATGTTCTCCAGTAAACTCTACTACAGCACCATTCTTTAATTCGATACCGTTAGGCGAAGTATAAGACTTCTTGCCTAATATATCTTTTAATACATTGATAGGTGTTGCTAAGGTTCCGTTAATGGAAATAGTTCTTGGGCCTTCTGTACTCCAAAAGTATTCTTGATAGTTTATTAACTTATCATAATTAATTGGTGGAAGGAAACTGTAAAAGTTTGTGTCGAATAAAACGTTTTGTTTGTTTGTATCAGCACCATAACTGCTTAGTTGGTTTAAAAAGTCCTCATAGAACAATATGTTTGTAGAATCACCTTCTACTGGATCTAAAGAATTAACAACTGGTTCTAAACTATATTTTTCTCTTTCTGGTGTATGCTCTTGTACATAAAAATCATTATTAGGGTTGAATTGCTCAAATTCTTTTCTACCTACGTAGGCTGAAATAGATTCAATATTACTTTTACTGAATAATTGCTCAACTGTAGTTTCAAAAAAGTTTTTCAGTACAGTAGTTTGTAACTGTCCTGGTAACTTTTTAATTTGCTTGTCAGCCATGGTATTCCTTAATATCCGCTGTAGCCGCCGCCAGATCCGCCTGATCCGCCTGAGCCGTTATTGCTGGAACTACTATTTCCAACAGAGTTATTTAATGTAATTGTATTACCTAAAGTGGTGTCTGCAACACTTTGATCTAACACATACGTTCCATGATAGAATGTTACACCGTTAGGCATATAGAATGTTTGTCCAAAGAATATATGTGAATGACTTGTACCATCTCCTGCAAAGTTTGCCGCTTCTGATGTTGCATATAACGGATAGTATCCATTAATTGCATACGGTCCTGTTGATTTTTCCGCTCCGTCATACGTTGTAAATAGTCCTGAACTTGACTTATCTGGTTTGATATTTCCGTGTGTTAATTTATCTACAACATCTATATCATCTATAGATGCAGTACTTAAAAATAGTTCATCCGAATCTGCTTTAACTTGGAACAAGTCCCCAAATACTCCGTTTGCTTTTTTAGGTACAATAACAATACTTCCTATTGAGTTACCTACCTGTTGATGTATATAACTGCTTAATTCTGTAAAGTAAAAAGTATCTCCAAAGTCCCAGTTATCTACATCAAAATATTTATTAATTGCAGTAACTACTTGGGTTTTAATTTCGTTATCGCTTAAACTTGTACCTGGCAATCTAACTACTTTAAATCTTGCTTGTAATTCATTCAATGCATCTGCTCCAAATAACATTTTAAACTTTCCACTTTTAAATACTAATTGGTCACTTGCAGATTTAAATTCTTGTAATACTGCAAATTCATTTTCTAACATCGAACTTGTGGGCGGTGTTGGAAATGCTGTTCCAGGTACATTAATATATGCTTGTACTTGCGAGTGGTAAGAAGTTGTTAGTAAGAAAAATTCGTGTATATTACTAATGCTAGGATCTATTCTTACACTATTATCTGCAATATGTGTCCATTTAAATATGACGCCGTTCTGCCTTGCAGACTTTGTATTCTGTGTAAAACTTCTTCCTTTTTTAGCAAAATGATTTGAGCTTTCGTAATTTGATACTCTTGATAAGTCTGTACTACTTTTTGACATAATATAAACTTTGCCTGTATTCACGGAGTATACTTTTTTATTGTGGAGTCCGTTAGATGCACCCAGCCCTTCTGTATTATCAAATGTATCAACTATTGTTTTGTTTTTAACTAAGAAGTATTCGTAGTCTGATGTATTATGAACAACACCTGAAACCGTTTGTCCGTTACCTCCTGCATTACCAATTGAGTCTCCTGCAATTTTAGTGTAGTCATCACTAAAATTAACTCCGTTTTCTCTTCTCAAATCTAATATTCCTGATTTAACAGGTCTTGTATAAGTGTAACCATCAAAGTCTTCGTAGTTTTCAAATAATATAATATCATCATCTCCAACAAACTTTTCAAATTGAATAGGATCATCTGGACTATCTGACGATTGTGTGTTTACTGGTGTAACTTTAACTTTTTTAGGATCTGTGTACCCGTCCGGATATTGGAAGTTGCCAATTGCACTATATAAAATTGGGCTGTCAATTCTTGCATTGTCGTTAACATATTTAATACTAATAGTATCACTTCTATTATTTCTTGTAGTACTATCTACAGCATAATGATGTCTAGTATTCAGTTCTATTTTAATATTACCTGTTTGTTCAGTAGCATCACTATCTAGTAGATAAAATCCATTACCATCTCCTACCACACTAGGCGCCAATGAAGGCTGGTTAACATTATTATATCTATATCTAATGTTTCCAGAGCCGTCTAATATATTGCCACCGAATGTTGTATTACTAAAAGGTATAGTGATAGTTGGTAGTGAATTAACAACACCAGTATCATCTACAATAACTACGTTGCCGTCATCTGTTGTAGCAGAACTAGTGCCTAATTCTATATTTGCTTGTTCTACAAATTCACCTACAGTTCCGTTTTTGTATATTCCAAAGTTAGATGTTAAAGATACTTGTACATCAGAGAATTTAACATTTCTAGAAATTAATGGAATATTTTGAAAATATGATCCTGTTGTAGGCAAATACCATCTATCGCCAAGTGTTGTACCATCTTGGTCGACCCAACTAAATCCTTCTGTAAAACTTGGTTTTAGGTTTAAAGTTGGCAATTCAATAGTATCGTATTTTGCTAATCCTGTTGCATTGTCTTGTATTCTGTTTTGATTAACGTCATAAAAACGTATATCTTCTAAACTTTCAAATACAAACTGCGTACCTCTTATTTCTATGTCATATCTATAAGACAATGTGTCTATTGTAGTATAGTTAAATCTTAATATCCAACTTGCATCAGCACCTGTACCTGTAATATCGCCTGTGTTTCCTGCACTAAATTCTATTGAAGAAGATAAGTTATTATTTTCTATAATGTAGTATCTGTTTTCACTAGGCATAAATCTTAAGCCAAATGTTGCTCTATTAGTTAATGCATTTCTTAATTCTTGTTCTTCAAGTGCGAATAGTGTTTTTCTTAATACCACTATAAGTTCGTCACATTTCCATCCGTTTTTAATTTCTTTGTTAAGTTTTACTGGTCCGTTAGTAGTACTGCTGGAAGAATTTCTAACACCATTATTATCTATGCTTATAATTTTAACCCATTCATAACTTGACTTGTCAGCAGGATCATAGAATCTTAACATATAACCTGGCTGTATAATTTTAAAATTGGTATTTGCAGTATTAACGTCTGTGGCAGTACCTGAATTAGTGAATAACTCTGTTAGGTAACCAAATTGTCCTACACTTTTTCTTGGCAATGTATTCCACGATATGCCATATATGGAAATATCAAACATGTCTTGATATTGTGGCTCTTCCTTAATTGCTGTCCTATACGAACTGTATATAAAATCGTTTAATTTTAAATTCTTTACTATTATTGGGAATTTAGTATTAATAAAATCCTGTGCTGTATTAGTTTGCGTAATAGTAAATGTATCGCTAGAGTTACTTGCCTCCTCATACAATGCTCCGTCTTCTGCAATGTTTGTTGTAGTCTGGAATGTGCTAGTAGGATCGGTAATATCAATATATCTACTATGCCCTGCATGTGTTTTATTAGTAACTTTTAGTTTTTTAATATTTGTACTTTTAGCCAACGGTAGTACTTGATAATCTTGTGCTGTTATCATTCTGTCTTGAGCATAGTAAGCCTTAGGTGCTCTTTCTTTAATGCCTGCTAAACTTTCTGCTGGTAAACTATTTGTTACAGCATTTTCTAATCTGGTTGTTATTGTTAAATTGTATTGTTTTCCGTCTTGTGTTAAGTAAGGTATTGTTGTAACAGTTGCTCTAACATCATCTGGTTGCAGTTGGAATCTTTCGTTATCACTTACTCTATAAAATGCTCTATATTTTCCTACTGGTACATTTGCAAAGTTACCGTCTGCAAATTGTAGTTTAATACCACCTGTACCTAAGTTTTGTACAGCATATAGCAACGGTGTGTTTTTTGCTTTAGTATTATACATAAGTGTTTGTCCAACCGTATTTGGCACTTTAGTCCACTTTGATAATACGTTATTAAGTGAGTCTACTTCTTGTAGGTATACATCGAACTCATTAATGTTTTCAACATTAATATCTTGTTGTCTGTTTTCAATTGGTTGTGCAAAGTTAAATTCTTGTACATTTAATGTTCCTTGTTTGAACATCATAAAGAATCCTGTGTTCTTACTTAAAAGACCTAAGCCGTCGTTTCTATGAATAATTGAAAAGTTATTTGTAGCATCAGGATGTTTTTCTGCAAATACACCTGCATCTTCAAAATCCATATTTACAAAATCAAAATTTCTATTTACACCGTTAACGTTTACACTGAAGTTATGTGCTAGTGGAGAATTGTTAGGAGTATTAATATCATATCTATCTGTTAGTATGCCTCCAATTGTTCCTGTTTTAACAGGTTTACTAAATCTGTTTACATTTCCAAATGCACTATTCATAATAGTTATAAACTGTTCGTAACTATCTGGGTTGTTGGCATCGTTCCAACTAATTGTTCTATCGTTTAAATTATTTCCTGCACTATCTGTTAATGGCTCATTGGTTGAAACACTAACAATTTTCATTAAGCCACTAGCAGGAATATTTCTTTTAGGATTGTAACCTAATTGTCTAGCAAGTTTAAATACTGAATCTTTTCTTTCTGCTGTTTCTAGAAAGTTTTCTCTAGTATTAATATCCATTCTAAATGCAATACTCTGACCTAAGTAGGCAAGCAATTCTATAATTGCTATAAATTCTGAACTTTCAATATAGTCATTGAAGTTTTCAGGAAAGTTTGTTTTAATATATTCGACCATTGCATTTCTAATGGTATCGAAATCATATGCTTGAAAGTCTACTTGACTGTATGCCTGATAGGCTACGGACCAATCCTCTGCCGCAAATAAATTGTTTTGTCTACTGTTTACTGCCATATTAGTTCTCTACATTGTCTCTAGCATACTCTACAAATAAAGTGTCTTCGTTTAAGAAAGGTTTAAACTTTAAATGTACAGTTACTCTAATAGTATGGTCGAGTACTTGCGTGAACATGTCTGTGATTTCAACTCTAGGATCTTTAGAAACTACTCTGTCTATATCTTCCTTGATTTCTTCCACCACAAATTCATCCAATGGGTTCATTAGTATATCCCAAATGCGTGTTCCGTAGTTTGGTCTCATTACTCGTTCGCCCTTTCTTGAATAGAGCTCGTTGAGTAAGTCTGATTTAATTAGTTCACCATCAATTTTAGTAAATGGTGCCCTTACCTTCCCTACCGTGCTAAAGCCTCGATAAATGTTTGCCATATCAATATTTATCATAAACGATTAAAACTAGTTTTAATATGCCTAAAAAAAGGTTGACTTTGTAAATAGTTGAATACATAATAGCATAGTAAGAATTATCTTGCTTATAAAACTAAGGAAACGTAAAATGCGTAATATCATTGACCGATTTGATGGAATCTGCAAAAAAGCCGACGACATCAATAGGAAAATTAAACTTACTGATGGTTCTCGAGGTTACGGCCCGAGATTTTTTAAAATGCAACACAAAAAGCAAAACCGTCTACATTCTGTAGGCATTTATGATTACTATACTAAGAACTATGTTCTCTTTGAGATGGTCAACTTAGTTGGTCAAAAAGGTAAAGTGCCCCAAGAATTTTATGACATGGAAAACATGTTGAAAAATGCACTACCACAACTGTAAGAATATAGTATTCATTCACGGCAGTGGGCAAAGTGGATTAAGTTTTAATTTCTTACGAATATTTTTACCTGAACACAATCTAATTACAGTAGAATACGATACCCAAACAGCACCCGATGTGATATCCAGAAACATATACACAGAGGTATATGAAGCCTTTGGTGATGAACCGTTTTCTGTTATTGCACATAGTTATGGTTGTATTGTTGGTTTACATGCTATAAAATCTTTACATAACTGTAAAACATTTATAGCCATGAGTGCCCCATGGGGAGGAAGTAGAACTGCTAAATGGTTAAGTTTAGTTTTTAGGCAAAGCAAACTGTTTGAATCTATGAAGCCGGGAAGTGCTATTTTAACAGCATTACAAACCATTTCAAATAACTTTAAGATAATTAATATAGTAACAACAGGATTTAACGCAAGTGGTAACGACCTTGCCGGTATGGGAGAGTCTAACGATGGTCTTCTAACTGTTAAAACACAAAAGGCGATTCCTGAGAATCTTAATAATGTCATTGAAATAGAAATGACAACCAGCCATAATGAAGTTTTATTTAATTATGATACTGTTGAAATTATAAAAACACAGGTATTTCATGATGACTAATACATCACTTAATAATACATTAGAAGAGCAACTTCGCACAATGCTCGTTGATAAGAACAACGAGTGCCAGGCTCTTAAAGAAGAAATTAAACAACTTAAAATGATGGTTGCTGAAGAGCAAGAAGGCAAATATCGTGCTTATATTAAGTTTGCTGATTTACAAAGAGAATTGAAACAACAAATTTAGTTGTCTTTTTCTATTTCTTTATCTCTATCCAAATGTCCTGACCAAGGTTCTCTAGTTGGTAATTCAGGTATAATACTTTGTGTTGTTAAAGCCTCACCGTTTCGTTCACCTTGTGTAGGGAGAGGATTGTCTTCTGTAGTATCCTGGAATTCATATTCCCACTCTGGTTTTTGGATTTCTTCTTCTGGTATTACATATTGTTGAACTGTTAAAGCCGGTTGTGCATTTTGTCCACTACTTGCGGATCCACCATCATTTAAGTGTACTTCTGAACCAAGCACATTTGTTAAACCACCAGATTCAATATTTGTTTCACTACCACTTCTTATATGTGTACCATCGTTTGCAGATAGGAATGTTGAGCCTTTTGCAACATAATGTGCATCTTTTTTTGCTGTAAAATGTGTATTATTTTTACTTAATACATGCATACTTCCCAAATCATCTGCTGTTAATTTGAAATCTTTTTTAGCAATAGCATTTATTTCTGCACCAGCATTGATATTCAACATACCGTGTTGTTCTCCTTCTGCTGTAGTTACTGCATGTGCTTCGCCGTATACTCCAGCATTTATATTAACAGCAACATTACCATCTATATTAATATTTTTTTCTGCTCTCATATTAATATTACCCATTGCTCTATAGTTTATATCTTTTTCACTATAAATTTGAATATCACCATCTGCTCCTAATTCTATCCAAGCAGTACCTTTTGCATTTATAACATATATGAGTCCATTAGTGTCGTCCATTAATATTTGATTGCCACCGCCAGTTCTAATTCTTATGTTTTGGTCATTACCTAATACATCTCCGTCATCCATTACAAAACTATGTCCGGCGCCTCTATGAGTGCCGTCTTTCTTTGCAGTATCTAAGTTGATGTATTCTGGTCCTGGTGTACTAATACCATAAACTCTACTAGGTGATTCTCTTCTAGCACTTGCGTTAGATACTCCTCTTAATGGATCTAATATTAAGCCTTGGTCCAATATTGGTTTCGTTATGTACGGATGTAAAGGTCTAGTAGCATTTTTGCCATGGTCTATATCTGGTGTATTTCTATTTACTTCTCCGACAGGTAATTTTATGTCTGTACCAAAAGTTTTACCACCTGCTAGTCCTGGTACCATATTTTGCATTTGATCCGGGAATAAACATCCTATACAAAATGGAAATTTAGATTTTCCATCAGCAAAACAAATTAATACCCAATTACCTGGATCAGGCGGAACCATCCACATGCCATATGTTTTTTGTGTTTCTGTATAAGCGGCTAAATTATCTCCAATTTTATTACCAGGGGTACTTCCAGCAAAAGGAGAACTCCAATAAGCATTTACATAGTTACTAGGGTTGTCTCTATCTTTTCCTAGAGCAGGTAACCATACGGTTAAACGACCACTATTAGTATCATCTTTTGGACGAACAATAATTTCACCTAAGTAAATACCAAAGTCTAAGTCAGCCTGTTTTTTAAGACTTTGCGTAGGGTTTGATAAACTTTGTTTAAATTTATCTGCTGTATATCTTCCGCTTTTTAATCCCATTATCCGCCTCCCCTATTCTCTTCGAATTCTCTTTGTTGTTGTGCATTTACTTCATCTGCCATTGCGGCTATTTCCGCATCTGTTAATTCGTCATCGCCTTCTGATTGTCCGTAATCAACATTAGTCATGTCGAAGTTGGCTAAACTTAATGCTGTTTGTTTTTTAGCATTTAGTTCACAATCAAACATGCCGTTACTAAAGTTTGCAGTAACTTGGAATATCTGATATACTCCACTCAAAAAGTATGCTGTTCCTTGTTTAGACATGTAACCAGTGTTATTATCTTCATCGTCTAAATCAGGATCTATAACACGTGGTGTTTGCATTGTAAACAAAAAGTAGTTATCATTGCTACTATACGATATAGCATCATTATCGGTAACTGCTTGAGCATCTTCTACAGCAGATGTAAGACCTGACGGTTTCATTGGGTCTACTGGCATTGGACCCAGGTACCAAGGATCACCCCTAACAGTTAACCCTAAGTCTACAAGTATACTAGCATCGTTTACATTATTATACATATATCCAAATAGTGTTGCTTTAGGAGTACCATCACTTGTATTACCACTAGTTGCAACCACACTCTTTGTATAGTCAAACGATGGTTTAGAATCAGTAGCAATATCTCCACGTATCTGAGACACAAGAGTATTAATGGCTTGTTGTCCAGATAGTTCGCCTATAACTGTTTCTGAGCCACCTGCATTATCTAATAAATCTGCACCATAAATATACCCACTTGCCTCAGGTGTGTATGGTATTTCCATTGGATTACTATAGTCTTGGTCTACAGGCGTATTAAAGTCTGCATTGCCGTTTGCACTTTTATAATACCCTAACGGATTTTGTCCGTTATTGTTTAAAAATATTATTGCTTCTGCTAAGTTGTTTTGTTTTTCTTTAGAATCTTTTAATTCTTCAGCCTCTGCGTTTGTTAATCCTAATGTATCTTGGATACGTTGCATTGTACTAGGATCGTCCATTGCTTTTATTATACCGTCTTTCTCTTCTTGCTTGGCGGCTACTTCGGCTTTTTTATTCTTGCCGTCTAGGTCTCCGTCACTGACAGGAGCACCTGGTTTATTAGGACTAGTTGATGTATCACCTATTAAGCCTCCGCCCGGAGCACCTAATAATAACTGTCCTGCTTTATATGATATATCTGCTTTTAATATTTGGTCATTTAACCCTGTATACATATAATGATATGCTTTTTTAATATTCATTTCTTTTATACGTTTTGTTACATTATCTTTGTCTAAGTTAAACTCTCCCGGACTAATTGATAAATCTTGATCTGCTGTTTGATATATCATAGGTTTGTATGTTACACGTCTTGCGTATGTATTTCTTCTTTTGTCGTAATCTAAATATTCGATATCTGCTTCTATTTTATACCAATGTGTAAATGTTTGATTTAAGTCTACGCCATCTTCATCTATGTTAGGACTATCAAACTTTTTCTTTCTGGTACACTTTTCTAAAAATTCGTCATTCATTACAAATAATGTTGTAAAAATTTTGTGAAAGTTTGTACCTTCTTTAAGTTGTATTCTGTCTCGTTTCCAGATTCCGCCAGTTGCTTTAACGCCACCGTCTAGACTTTCTGGATTATCTTCTAAAACTTTTTCGTACTCTTCTCTAGTCTTAATGCCTTGTGCTTCAGCATTCATTAACCTGTTTATTTGTTCTGCATTTTCATAATTTGAATATTTTATTTTACCCTTACCTAACATTTCTTCTATTTGTGATAAATCAAAAACTACTTCGTCATGAACTTGTTCTTCTTTGTAATTGTCTTCTCTGTATTTCTTTAATGTTTCTTCTAAATCTTCCATGCACTCTTTAATAGTACTACCAGTCATACTAGTATCTGCAGGAATAGTGTAAAAGGTATCTGAATAAGCACTATCACTTCCTATTACAACTGAAAAATCGTAAGTGCTACCATCTTCTGTTATTGCAACATCGATAGTTGCTATCTCTAATTGCCAGCACCACGGGCCTTGAATTTTTACAGGGGCACCTGCTCCTTCTACATCATCGAGGTCTTCTTCATAACCTTTGAATGTAATTTCTAAAAATATAGGTGCATTTGCAAACATGCCTGCTTGTATACCTAAAACTTTTTTTGCTATTTGTATTTGATCTAATAAGTCTGCGGCACCCGGTTGGTATAACGTAAAAGTACCATTAGTTACAAAGGACCCTGATGCACCTTGTACAATATTTAAAGACAAGTTATCTATTTGTATTCCTGTAACACCTGTTTGTGCTATAATAACAGTTTCTTCTGGTTTTGCTTGTAAGGCACCATTTTTATAGCCGCCGCCGTCAGCAGTTACATCGGGTATCATATATAATCGTAAATTATATGATGCATTGTTGTATGCATCAAGTCGGTTGCCTAATACACTTCCTAAGTATCTGTCTTCTACTACAGTTTTTTCACTTTTAGGATTTTTGTCAGTCATTAGCCAGTTACTCTATCAACAGTTTCTTTAGTAGGCAAAAATATAGATAATCCTGAAGTAAAATCTTCTAAAGGATCTACTAGCAAGTCTGGGTTCCTTAAAGCAAACACCCACCATAGATTTACACTTCCGTATAATTCGTGTGCTAATAAGTCTGGTCTATTTGCATACCTTGATTCTATTGTATAAAGTCTATCGGCTCTACTTTTAGGTATTTTAGGTAAGTCATTAACATCTAAGTAAAAGTCATTCACGCCTGCTCGATATAAAAAACTATTTGTATTATGAAAAGTTGCCATTAAATAAATCCGTCTTTTAATTGTTTACCACTAGTAAATGCTTGTAGGTTAAATTTCTTCCTTGTTTTTCTGTATGTGTATTGTGGTGCTAATTCTATCATCACACTTGTTTCTGTAGGCATCATTGTTGTAGTGCCTTTATACTTAACAGGTACATAATCTACATCAGGTGGTAATTGGAAGTTATAGTTCCTAATAATTACTGGAACTTTATTAAAACCAAATTCTCCTAGGTATTCAAAAAGTAACACCGGAGGAGGTGTACCATAATATCCAGATTTGACAGCAGAGTCTCCATAGAATGCTTTAGTAACACTTCTAAGAAAATGGAAAATGGCTAACATATATTGTCCTTCTTCTACTGTATTTGCAGTAAACACACCTGTAATAGGTAATGTTGTAGGTCTACTATTAATATATGTGTAAAAAGGATAGTTTGAACCGTGTTGCATCGACTCGTTGTAATCGACACTAGCCTGCAAAAAGATATCAGGTGTATAAGGATAGACTATTCCGCCTCTTTCTTGTAAAGGCTTTAATACACTATCTGTTATCTCTTTTGTTGGGTCATCGGGATCTACGAGCCCGTAAGCCCATTTCTCTCCGCCTTTCTTAGGACGAATCCTTGCTCGCCAATCTTTTTTATCAAATTGTGTTCCATCACTCGCTTGAACGAATTGAGAAAACTCATCGCCGCCACCTATTTGTAAGCCTTGATTGAATTCTGTTTCATTTGCCATATTAGTCTCCTATAACATATTTATCACGATAAATAATAGTACGTTTTAATTATTAGTATGAATATAAGAAAACAGTTGACTTTTACCACTTTCGGTACTATAATGCTGTTTAACAGGAGATTTTATGACTACACCACAACCAAAGAAAGTCAATTATTTGAACAACAAAGATATCCTTAAACAGATACATGCAAGTAAAATGTCTTACTGCTATGTTCAGGACGACAAATATTTTAACGTTGACCTTATATTAGACGACGTTAAAAAAATTAATAAAACAGCAATTAGTGAAGCACGAGCCAATCGTGCATCTAAAGTTCAATCAGAAGGCTATCAAAAAGCAATGGCAGAAGGAGGCTGGGATAAAAAACCTAAGCAGAAAGATTTTGCTATTGATCCTGAGTCTGTACCAGTAGATGAATTGGTATTCAGGGTAATGGGATATGACCATATTCCGGATGAGCCTGGCAGAAAGAAAACTACAAAAACTATTGCAGACACAAAAGCAAAGTTAAACTTTCCACCTTTTAAACATTATATTTTAGATAGTGCTGGAAGTAATCCTAGAGAAGTTGCTAGAAGTCATTGGGTAGGTGGACTACACAATGGACATTTTTCAGTTGACCATGGCAAGATTACTAACACATTAGGTAGCATGTTTATGAAACTTGTCGAGCGATACAGTCAACGAGGTAACTGGAGAGGTTACACTTATGTAGACGAAATGCGTGGACAAGCATTAGTGCAACTTGCACAAATAGGACTACAGTTTAACGAAGCAAAATCAGATAATCCATTTGCATATTATACTGCAACAGTTAATAACAGTTTCACAAGAGTTTTAAATTTAGAGAAACGTAATCAAAACATTAGAGACGACATATTAATTGAGTCAGGACATTTACCAAGTTACGGAAGACAGATTGCTCACGAAAATGCTATGAAAGAACTTCGTTCAGCGGCTGAAACTGAAGTAGAAAATACAAATACCGAGTAACATAATATATGGCAAACCTTTTTGAAAGGGCCGCATGTTTTACTGATATACATTACGGCTTAAAACAAAATAGTAGGCAACACCTACAAGATTGTCAAAACTACATTGACTGGTTTATTGCAGAAGCAAAAGCCAGAGATTGTGAGACATGTATCTTTTTAGGTGATTGGCATCATCACAGAGCAAGTATTAATATTGCTACTATGAATGCAACTATTAGAGACTTAAAAAAATTAAACGAATCGTTTGAAACTGTTTACATGATTTTAGGTAATCATGATTTATATTATAGAGAAAAACGTGACCTAAACAGTATTGAGTTTGCTAGAGATTTACCTAACATTGTAATGATAGATGAACATTTTTTACAAGATGATGTTGCTATTATACCTTGGCTAGTAGGTGATGAGTACAAACAAGTTGCTAAAATGAAATGCAAATATATGTTTGCACATTTTGAATTACCTTATTTTAAAATGAATGCAATGATTGAAATGCCGGACCATGGTGGTATAAACGATAAAATGTTAAGTGGTCCAGAATATGTGTTTAGTGGTCACTTTCACAAACGACAATACAAGAACAACATACATTATATAGGTAATGCTTTCCCACACAATTATTCAGATGCAGGTGATAACGAACGTGGTGCTATGTTTTTAACATGGGGAGAAGAACCTGTATATGTTAATTGGGATAACTGTCCTAAATATGTTACAATGGGACTTAGGCAACTATTAGAAAAGCCAGAAAATTATTTAGACTCACAAACACATGCTAGAATAAAATTAGATGTAAACATTAGTTACGAAGAAGCAAATTTTATTAGAGAAACATTTGCGGAAAATTTTAAAGTTAGAGAAATACAACTACTGCCTGTAAAAGAAGATGAGGAAGTATTTGAAGGTGGTGAAATACAGTTTGAAAGTGTGGACCAAATTGTTATACAGCAACTAGAAACTATAGAAAGTAATTTAGTTGACACCCAAGAACTAATAGAGATTTACAGGAGTTTGGAAACCCTATAATGTTAACGATTAAAAATGTAACAGCAAAGAATTTTATGAGTGTTGGAAACAACACACAGGCAGTAACGTTTGATACTGAGCAACTTACTCTTGTTCTCGGACACAATCTAGACTTGGGTGGTGATGGTAGTAGAAACGGTACAGGTAAAACTACTATTATTAATGCACTTAGTTACGGACTTTACGGAGAAGCACTAACAAATATCAGACGTGATAACTTAATTAACAAAACAAATGGTAAAGGCATGATTGTTACCGTGGACTTTGATATCGATGGACGTGAATATCGTATCGAACGAGGCAGACGTCCTAATACTCTAAAATTTTATATTGATGGTGTTGAAAATGCAGATGACGAACAGCAAGGCGACAGCAGAGAAACACAAAAAGAAATAGAAAGAGTAATAGGTTTTCCGCATAATATGTTTAAGCACTTGATTGCACTAAACACATACACGGAACCGTTCCTTAGTATGAAAACCAATGACCAACGTGATATGATTGAGCAGTTGTTAGGTATTACAGAAATTAGTGAGAAGGCAGAATTACTTAAAGAACTTTTAAAAGGCACAAAAGATAATATTAAGGAAGAAGAACTTAGAATACAGGCAGTTAATAATGCAAACAAACGTATCCAGAAAAATATTGAAGAAATAGAAAGCAGAAGTAAAGCATGGAACAAAAATAAATCGGATAAAGTTAATGCCCTACAGAATAGTTTAGACACCTTAAAAGAAACAGATATTGAACGTGAGTTAGAAAAACACAGAGCAATGGATGTTATTAGCAAACAATATGCTCAAATGCAAGGACTAAACAGTGAACTATCTCAACTTGTAACTAGTAGCAAACGAAGTACTAGCACATTAGACACACTTAAAGAGAATATACAAAAAGCAGAAGACGGTGTATGCCCTGCATGTGGACAAGAAACAGCACACTTAGAAACACATGAAGAGTACACAGCAGAACTTAAAGAGAAAGAACAAAAAGAAATAGATTATTTTGCAGATTTAGAAATTAAAATTACAGATGTGAAAGGAAAACTACAAGATATAGGAGAGTTGCCTGAATCTCCTATTACATTTTATTCTAGTATGGAAGATGCGTTACAGCACAGACACAATCTAGAAACAATTACTGCTCAAATCGAAGAAAATATTAAAGATACAAATCCTTACACAGAACAAGTAGAGCAACTTCAAGATACAGGATTAGAAGATGTTAGTTATGACACAATGAATGAACTAACTAGACTAAAAGACCATCAAGAATTCCTATATAAATTATTAACAAGTAAAGACAGTTTTATAAGAAAGAAAATTATTGACCAAAACTTACAATATTTAAATTATAGATTAGGTTACTATTTAGAAAAATTAGGACTACCACATGATGTTAAATTTAACTCAGACTTATCTGTAGATATTACAGAGTACGGAAGAGATTTAGACTTTGATAATCTAAGTAGAGGTGAGCGTAATAGACTTATACTTGGTATGAGTTGGGCATTCCGTGACATCTACGAGAGTCTTAACCAGCCTATGAACTTAATGTGTATTGATGAACTTGTAGATTCGGGAATGGATACAACTGGTGTAGAAAGTGCATTAGCCGTTCTCAAAAAAATGGGAAGAGAGTCGAAGAAAAATGTATTCTTAATATCTCACAAAGAAGAATTACAAGGAAGAGTTAGCAATGTTTTATATGTTGTAAAAGAAGGTGGGTTCACTTCTTATGCAAACGATATAGAAATATTGGATAACTAATATGCATGAGCGATTGGACATATCAAGGTAAAAAAGTAGACAGCATACCAGAATGGTGTGAAGGATTTGTATACCTAATTACCAATACTAAGAATGGTAAAAAGTATATAGGCAAAAAACTAGCAAAGTTCAAAACAACCAAACCGCCCTTAAAAGGCAGAAAGAATAAACGTAGAGGCACAAAAGAAAGTGACTGGCGTACTTATTGGGGTAGTTCGGATCACTTACTAAACGATGTTGTAGCACAAGGCGAGAAACAATTTACTAGAGAGATATTAGAGTATTGTGCCACTAGAGGCGTAATGAGTTATGTTGAAGCAGAGTTACAATTTAAACATAAAGTGTTGCTAACTGACGATTACTACAACGGAATTATCAACTGTCGCATAGGTGGTTCAAAAATCCTTAAAGAAAGTTTGAAAGATAGATAACTATTTGCTGACTAACACATAATAGACACCACGTCATACTCACAAGGCACACACGGCACACATAGGACTATACACCTGCCCCAACCGAGGCATATTAAATCGGTCTCTTTGACAATCCAGTAATCCTGGTGCGGGAACTAGAGATGTATAGCGGCAAAGATACAAACACACGACAAACAGTATTAAAAGGATGTAGGCTCTGAGAAAAAGCAACCTACAAGTTAGTGTAACTAAACTCTTCAAGGTTATATTAATTTCCGTGAGATTCGAGACGGTAGTGTATGGGGACAAAAAGCTCACTGGTTCCTAAAAGCACCCGAGATAGAGATGGCGATGCTCATCATGATGACATCACATTGTTCTCCTTGCTTAAGGAGAATTATGGCTTAACTTTCATGATAACGTTTATCGTGTTAAAAAAATTTCCAACAAGAAATGAAATGAATGAAATGAATGAATTTAGTAGTTGGAAAAGACACGAAGTGTCTAAAGTATTGTATCTAAATATGCTATAGTATCTTTATAGTTCTTCCGCAAGTTAATAGAAAACATTTTAGATTCTTTATTAACTTGTCTCATATCACTTCCATGTGACTTTTGAACATTTAACACAAGACATTGTCCAGGGTTTATGAATTTTGATTCTGTCTTCTTTCCGTGGGTAATAGATATAGGGTGTTGTTCTAGATTAAACAAAATATTACATTTACGCACAAACGGATTACTTTCCCAGCCAATTAAAAAGTCTTCATGATTTTTAACTTGCTGATTTGCAGGAACAGTTTCAAACCCCACACTATGTTCTTCTGTAACTTCTATAGGACTTAATAATTTTTGTACAGTTTCTAGACAAGATAAGTCTTTTAACATTAATATATCTTGAATAATATCATTTCTGTCTGGATCGTTGTGCATGTAAAATTCGTGCGTAGGTGTCGTGCTTTCTATTTCTTCTTTTAGTTCTAGAATTGCTTGTATGTCTAATGGGAAATTGTATACTTTACTAAACACCTAATTGCTCCTTTGCTTTCCAAAAATCTTGCCTTGTATTTATTGTTAAAAATTTATAGTTGTATGAGTGTGTATTTTCGGACCCATGTTCTTTCCTGGTGTTTAACAAAAACATATCTCCGTGTTTTAATATCACAGTTTCTTTCACGTCATTGTTGTGATGGAATATACTTGCAGTATTTCCTACGTTAATTAACAAATTACTTTTTCTTATATGGTCTATGTGACCGTCTAATATTTGATTTGCAGGAATAGTTTCTGCTCCAATTAAATGCTCATCTAGTAAGTTAAACTGTTCTATAAATTCTGCAGGAAACCATTTTGTTGTTTTGATTCTTTCTATAGGAAAAACACATTGTATAACATTGTTGTATTCAAATTCCCATCTCCCAAAACCCTTAGTTTCTAACAGGTTAGTGAATATATCCTTGTACATACCAGTATTTATGTACAATATTTGTATAAAATGCTAGGTTTGTGGTAAAAAAGTTACCAGAAAAAGTGGTAAAAAACTTGACAATGCACTAGATTTCTGTATAATAGTATGTATATTAAAAGATGTAGGAGCGTCATGATAGATATATTGCAAGAAGTAACAGACTGGGGCAAATACAAGGTAAACAATGGCATTTACCATGTTAACGGCGCCGGTAAGTTAATAGCATACCAACCAAACAAAGATGCTGAAATACAGGTATTAAATGTGCCTAGTAATCAGTTTAGTAAAGCAAGACGTAAGTTTGTTAAAATAGGCGAAAGAGCAGAAGAAGTACCTAGTCATGTTATTGAAGTGACTGGATCTAAGGGCAACATTTATTTCGTAGATACGGAAAAACGTACTTGTACTTGCCCAGGTTTTACATACAGAGGAGACTGTAAACATGTTAAAGAATATTGCTAGTGTTTTAATAATTTTATTACTTGGTGCCTGTGCTAGTGGCGGAGGTTCTGCTGGTTTAGTTATGGAAACTACCATTACACCACCTCCAACAACTACAACTAATCCAAATGACAAGAGGCATCAGTTTGAATCGTTTTTCGATGAATACACAGAATCCTCTAGTTCTCTTGGTTACAACAGAGTAACGTATCAAGTAGGTGAGTTTAACGATACACAATGGGTTAACGGAAAATATACTGTAGAAGATTTTTCATTTTTACAAGTTATAATTGACGGTAGTCATGGTGGTAAGGATCAAAATGATCCAAATAGTGACGAGTATTCGGAACCCGGAAATTGGATGACTAATGCAAGTTTAGTTATTGAAAATGACATCAATCAAGATGGGCACAGCGACTTTGTAATTTACATGCAAACATTCGGTGATAGAAATACACTACCTGGTATGAGAATGTTACAGTTTGTAAATGATGGTAGCGGACATTTCCAATTAGACTGTAGTGTGTTTGAAAATAACACTTGCCCTATTGTGTTTGGCGAAGGTTCTACTATGAACAATTTAGGTTGGTGGCACAACGAAGGTGCCCCAGTTCAAGAATACAATATGGGTGTTGCACATCAATATGATTTGAATGGTGACGGTAATAAAGATATTTTTAATGTTAGTCAACTATGGCTTACAGAAAATGGACAGTTTGTTAATTCGCATGATAACTTGCCAGACTTTATGTTTGAAAACTTAAATGCTGATGGTGTTAATGTTGGTATTTTTGTTCACGACCATGCAGTAGGTGACTTAAATGGCGACGGTTACAATGATATATTCATGCCTAACACCACTCCTATAAGTACACACAACAACGGCTACAAGTTTTTTATGCTAAACGATGGCACAGGTAACTTTAAAGATGTTAGTTTTAAAGTAGGGCACTCAGCCTACTTTGCTACATCTACAACTATTGCAGATTTTGACAACGATGGATTTGGCGATATTGCATTAGGTTGGAGTGCTTCTGCTTATAGAGACTTAGGTGGTAATAGTGTCGGCGGAATATATTGGGGCAATACCGATATGGATTATACCCGAGACTATACAGCATTACCTCCAGGCTATTATGAGAATAATATTGCATTTGATATGCAAGTAATAGACTCGAACAATGACGGACTGTTAGATATTCTTATTGCTAATACAAACGGTGATCCTTATTATCAAGGGCATGTTTTACAATTGATTATGAATGACGGAAATAGACAGTTTTTTAATTGTTCATTCCTAGACGACGGTGCTACTGACAGTGATATAGGTGCAGGACATATTTACGTTTTAGACTTTGACCATGATGGTGATATGGATATTTTTGTAGGTCCTGGACAAGACTCGTATGTACTTTACAACAACGATGGCGACTGGAGTTGCAAAAATTGTGAATTTGCTAGACCTGATAATGGTGCAGTAATGAGTTTGTTATTTCCTGTAGAAGTCGATGGCATGTATGAGTATGACTTTATTGGTATTGACATTATGAGTATGGGTGATACACAGACTGTTAGTAATTTTTATATTAGTTTAGATCCTCCAGCACAATTAGGAGAAATGCGTACTGAACTTTTTGATAAGTCTAAGAATTATGCTCAAACGGTGTTTACAAATAAAACAATGTTTCATAACATAAAAAATGCAACTAAATCTAGTAGTGTGTTTTATGTCGACAATCAGTTTAATAGCATAGCAGGATATTCACACAACTTTGATGATTTTGGAATTACTGTAGGTCAAACAAACGAAGGTGCAATGTTTTATTTAGACAAACAACAAGGCACATATCATTATGGTATTGGATATTTTAACAATACAATCGATGCACAAAATTATGGCAAGTGGTATGGAACAGGTACAGCAGAATTAGATTTTCAAACACTTAATATGTTTGCAGAAAAGATTTCGCCTATATCAAATAATTTGTACATCACGACAGGTGTAGCATATTATAATACAGATGTTGCAAGTTTTACAGAAAACCACAGTCAATATAATGTAAGTGTAAAAGATTTTACATTAAACGATATTGAGTTGTATGTGGATGTTACTTACAATTTACATAGTAAGTTTGGAGCAACATTTATTACTGTAGGTGCTAGTTCACATAAAAGTTTATCTACAACAAATATACAATGGGACGGTGGTCTGGTATCACAGTTTGATTATGATAAGCATGTTAGTAGAACTACTATAGGTCATGTGTATGGTCCGCTTTATGCAAAAGCAACTTTTAGTTCTGTTGAAATGGATACTTATGAAGTTGGTTTCCAATTAAAGTTTTAATCGTCCATCCAGTCGCCATCTTTTTGACCACTCTTCTGTTTATTATATTTGTTGAGTGTTTTAACTAGTAGCATTCTTTCGTTAGGACTTAATTGCCATGCTTCAGAATATGACACGGCGCCCTCACTATAAATAGCCAACTCTACTACTTGTTTGGTAATTGCTGTTTGGTCTTTTTCGAGTTTGCCTAAGTATCCTGAGATTTTCTCAGGATCGGCTGACCCTAGGTACCCGTGAAAAAATTTACAGGATCGAAGTTGATATCATTCTCCCACTCGTTCCCACATTCTTCATTACTGCATGTAACTCTAACTTTGTTGTTTACACCTTTAGCATTTATACCATTAATAAATTCTTCAATTTCTTTACCTGTATTATTATCAGTGTTTTCTAAAAACTCTCTAATAATAGTTTTATCATCGAGGGTTACATCTTTGCCTTCCTCATTTTGATAGGTAATGTTATGTATTGCATCTATTAGTAGTTCAAAGTTCAAGTCTGCTAGTTTTACAAAACTTTCATTGAATGCACTTAAACGATCCATGTCGTCTTTCATTTCTGAGATACTTTGCATACTTCTTGTACTTTGGAAACTGGCAATACCTGCCTTAATAGTATTTTTGTAACTAAAAGGTGCACCTGCAATTTTTAATCCATTATTTAATGTCATAGAGTATAAGTCATCTAGGTCTTCCATTTGACTTAGACTTTCTGTAACACTAATTTGTACGTCTGTTATTGTCTGACATTTAGGACATTCAGCGGCAACATCTACGTCATCACCACCACTTGCACCTCTAATTGCAATTAATAATGCGTCAACATCTGCACTAAACAATTCTCTTGCATTCTTAACTTCTGGTACGCATGAGTGAATTAAACTTGCTACTGCTTCACCATTCAGCAATGCATCTGGGTTTTTCAATAGTAATTCATCTTTTGTAGTCATTGGATAAATTGCTAGTTCGCCATTACTTTCTCCACCAAAGTCAACTATACCCTCTTTATAAAATCTGCCTCCGCTGGGAATAGCAGTATATAGTTTAGGTGACCTAAAATAGGCACTTAACGGATTTTGCGGATTGTTCATATTTTTGCTCATTAAAACTCCTGTTAATTCTTCTAGATAAATACGTTTGTGTAGTTAAATTAGTATCTAGGAATAACGTAGTACTTATTTATCTTCATTAAAACTAGTTTTAAAGGATTTCTTGAGTGGCAGTAGAATTTAACATAGAAGGACAACCGTATCGCTTTCCAGATTGGGCGACAGAATCCACACAGGAACAAGTTCTAGGCATTCTCACATCTATTGCAAAAAAGAATGGAGTAGATACAAAAACACTTACAGCAATAGAAACATCTAACAAAGAATTAGTTAAACAACTAAAAGATGATGCTAAAAAAGGTAAAGCCGACACAGCAGAACAAGTAAAGGCTGACAAAGACCTTAAAAAAGCAGTAGAAACTATCACACATGCTGTTGACAAAGGCACAGAAGCAACACTTAAAAAACAATCTGAAGATTCGAAAGAATATAAAACCTATATAGACAAAGTTATTGATAACTTGGAATCAGACGGCGAGCAATTACTAGGAACTATCGGTAGTGTTACATGGGGACTCGGTAAGTTTTCTTTATTCGTAGGCGGTGCATTATTAACTGGAGCAACATACGTTGGTGCCAAGTTAATGGAAGCAGGTTCTACAATTAACGAAATGACTAAAGCCGGTGTTGGCTTTAGTTCTATGTATTCTGATGTAGGTAAAGGTACTACTGAAGCAGTAGCAGGATTGGGAGCATTAGGATTAGGATTTAAAGGTGCGGCCCAAATGATGATTAATAGTAGTAATGTTATTGCTACTCAAGGTTTTGGCAGATTTGAAGAAACAATGAAATTTGCCGCAGATACTTCTGAAGAACTCGGAATGAGTTTTGAAGACAGTATGGAAAGATTTGGCGATGCGTTAAACAGGCGTCAAGGTTTATTAAACTTAGGTAATATAGACCAGCAAAGATTAAACAAACAAATACAAACAACAACTAAATTCCAACAAGGATTCGCTACAGCATTAGGTGTTGGTACAGCAGAGATGCAGAATTTTGTAGATTCATTAATAGACGGAAACGGATTATTAGTGTCTTCAATGTTAAGATTTAACGATACTGTGAGATCGGACGTTGTTGCAGGTATAGAAGTGTTTGCTTCAGGACTTGCGGCATATGGTGGTAAAGCAGGACAAGAAATTGCAACAGCATTTACAGAAGCCGCGGCGGCAGGTAGTGTGGGATTAAGTGATGCGGCTATTGGTATGGTTACAGCATTACCTAATCTTAAAGGTCCAATGGATCAATACATTACTGCTATACAAAGTGGAACACTTACTCAAGAAGAAGCAAAGGGAATGGTCGATGGTTTGACCTCGCAATTAGGTAATTTAGGTACTGCCGAAAAAGAAAGAATTAGATTATTAGCAAGAACAGGTGATGCTTCAGCACAATCTATGGCTAATGCAATAACACAGTTTGAACAATCTGAAGCAAAAATTAAAGGCATTAATAAAGCATTAGGCACAGGCTTTAACATGGACCTAGTACAAAAAGGTCGAAATGAATTTGCGAAAACTATGTCGCAAGTAACAGGCGGTTTTGAAAATGCGTTTTATAGTTTATTTGCAGATCCGTCTGTAACTAAAGCAATAATGGATGGTGTTAAAGAGATAATGGGTGTGTTTGGATTTGCTACAGATGACATGTCAGGCATGGCACAAGATGCCAGCGGAATGGTCAAAGGGCTTGTTAAAAAGTTTGTACCAGTTATTAAAAGTATTACAGATACATTAGTTAAATTTGCAGAATTTATTAAAGAAGAATTTGAAGACGGTGGCATAGGCGGTGTTATAAGTGCTATGCTAGGCAAAGTTGTTGGTTCTGCTATTAAGGCACTATTAAAAGCAATACCAATATTTATGGTGACATTGTTTGGTTTCTCAATGGCAAAACAGGCTGTAAAGCAATTCTTACTACCACAAATAAAACAATTTGGAATGACAATGTTCCAAGGAGCCGCTGGAGCAAGTAAATTCCTACTAGATAAAGCAAAAGGCTGGATGGGCGGTTTATTTGATCCAAAAAATCAAAGCATGTTAGCAAAAGTAATGCAAACTGGTGCAGGTAAACTTAAAGGCGCCATGGGGTCTATTACACAAAGCGAAACAGGTAAAAAAGTAGCAGACAAATTAAGTAGTTTTCAAAAAGACGGTGCTAAAATGACAGACAAGTTATCTGGTTCTGTGAGTGGTGGCGGCAAAAGTGGTGGTTTCTTAAAGAGCATAGCAGACGGTGTTGCAAAATTCGGAGACAACAAAGTAATTAAAGGCGCGGCAAGTTTAGTTTTGCTTGGTGCGGCTATTGGTGTTGCGGCAATAGGATTAAAACAATTCAATG